AGTATTGTATTGGAGTTTAACATAATACTTAATACTGTTCCAATCGTCTTCGGTCATTGTTCCTGACAAAAGCAATTCGACTTTTAACAGTTGCAAGAAAATTTGACCAAACTGGTGACGAAGCCGTTCAATGAATTTGTAAAACTTAATCTCTTCTCTAGAGATTTCGGTTGTACGACCCATATTGAAACCAGAATTGGTATCAAGTCTGGAGATAGGAACGTTTAGCGCTGAGTACAGTTTCTTTTTGAAGTAGTCAACGTCTTCGATCTGGGACATTGCTTGGCCCCCCGGCAGCACTGAAATTTCGGTGCCTCTGGAGCCTTCTCTGCGAGGAATCCAATAGTCTTCAAGAAGCGATAAATGGTTGAGATCATTTTTAATTTCACCAGATCCTTGGTTGTAAACAATTTTATTTCTGAAACGAGACATCATGTCACGTAGATATTGCTCTGCTTTTTGCTTTGGAAGCTGACCAACGTCTACGTAAAATACTCTTCTTTCCGGTGCGCGAGCAACGCGGTAAACCATCAGTGCGTCTTCCAACTGGCGCAACATGTTGATAGGTCTGATTGCCTTGTGTAAATACCCAATTACACGCTTGCTATTCAGGTCAATGATGCCTGAGTGGACGTATCCAATAGCATCCTTGGCAATTCTAATTCCTTGATTTGGAGTAGTCAAAAAAGATTCTTTATCTGTATTCGAATAAAGATAAAACTCTTCAATATTCTTAATCAGGGCTACCATGCCAGTACTCAGGCTAGCTGGTTCTTTTTGAACATTTCGAATCTTTTTAATTTTTAACGGATCAAGAGGAATTAGTTCTTGAATTCCGTCTTTTGGATTTTTTTCATCAATGATGATATAGTAAAAAAGCTTGCTGTCAACATACCATCTGCGATAGATTTCATATGCTTTTGAATTAAAATCCATCATCTTCAGAATGCGCTCAAAGCTGAGATGCATCTTGCGCTTTACCATGTCGGACAGTGGTACATCAGTCAAGTCTAATTTTACTGGCTTGCGATCTGTACCCCATACTATGGAAGAGTTTACGATCTCATCGATTGCGGCATCAACTTCCGGGTACAATGACATGTTTCGGTACTGGACGATGTTTGCATTTTCGTCCTTTAAAGATGCCGAATAATCTACGTAAGTGCCAAATACACCGCCAGCTTCAACAGCGACGGTTCCATCAAATTCTTCTTTGGCAATTAATCGTTTTGGGCCACTTAAAACATCATATGCGCTTGCATCTTGTGGAGAGCGTTTTTTACCAAATTCAAATCCAAATACTTCGATGTTCATGATGATCTTTCACAATATTTAGATGCAATTAAGACAGCAAGTCTTGACCGGTAGCGGTCGTATCTAAAGTATTACCATTAATTTTTATTTCATCGTAAAGCATAATTACTGAAAAAGTATTCATAAAATTACGACGAGTCATGTTTAGATCAATATCGCTGACGGTTTTGGGCCAACACCCGATCAGTTGAAATGTTTTTAGTGGAGTCGAATTACCATTTAAATTTAAATGCTGAATTGTCCAATCTCGTTTATATTGCAAAAATGGCTCCGGCCCGGGAGCTCCACTTCTATCTGGTTGATTGGAGTTATGGCTATTAATTTCATTTTGCCATTTGGTAAATAAATCCCATAAATGCGTAGGATTGGCTTGAGTTGTTGATCCATTTTTGATATCATCATAAATGGTCATTTGCCATGGAGAATATTCTCTATCTCCCGGAATATTTACTTTTCTACCATAAGCATTTAAAGTTAACGTAATGTTTGTTACAGGTGGCAGAAATGTTGAACGAACGTGGAAAGTATGTGGAGTTGCAGCACCACCATACTTACCAACTTCACCTGTTACCAAAAATCTATTTGGTCTGGTACCACCATTAAATTGATCTTTAAAGTCTGTTAAATTCATATTAAATTATTTTTTAATTTTGTATCTGTGTTAGCTCGTAGTAATCGTAGCTAAAAGTTACGGTAAATGATACTAAACTTCCACCTTCGCCCATATCAAATCCAATTTGGCCTACTTCAGATGGCCAAGCATGATTTAAAGTAATTGTTCTAAGAACATCGTGCCCTGCTGTATTAAGGTTACTATTTCCTGTAGAATGAGATAGTTGATTTACCTCAATTGTTTTTAGTAATAGATTGCTACCATTTGCAGCAAATGTTGGATCTAATGATGTATTATTTACGTGGCTATTTAAAAGATTTGACCACTTGTGAAACAGTGACCAAGACTCGTTGTTTCCAGTATCATCTATTATAGTAACAGTCCACGGCTTGTAATCTCTGTCGCCTGCAAAGTGTGCCACGCGACCTCTGTAAGGAATAGAAATGCTTCCAAGTTCTCCTTCGGGAAGCTTTGCAGCAACTGCGTGATATGTTAAATTTACACCAGTTGTGTCAACAGCAGTTGGCCAATTGAATTTAATTGAAAACCGATTGGCTCTAGTGCCGCCGTTAAACCCATCTTTAAAGTCTGAAATGGTTTGACTCATTCATTACTCCTGTGCTGTGACAGTTACGAGGAAGCCATTGACTGCAGTTCCGGGATTCGATGTGAAGGTTTGCTTTGGATAAATTTTAATGTCAACTCGCAAAGTTCCACTGGTAGTAGTGTTATTTGTTGAATCGCAAACTACAATTCCGGGTGAATCAAAAGATCTGGTACCAGTAGTATCAAGAGCATTCAATAGATTAGAACCAGCACTATTGAGTGCATTTATTACGCTGGTACGTGCAGCTGCCCATGTTGCAGTGTTGCTTATTGCGGCATCCACATACTGTGCAATAGCATTTTCTGCAATGGTTTTTACTTGTTGAATCAAACTTGGAACACCGACTCTGTTGTTTGCAGTATATGCGCCAGTGACGCCTACGTAATCTGAAGCCAGATAATAGCCACTTCCAACTCCTGCTTGATAATAGTTGATGCGCTTGCGCTTCAATGTATCGCTAAACTGCCAAGAAGAACTAGGAGCCGCTGGAGTAATAGTATCTACATTAAGAACTGACGCCAAATTTGATCCGGTGGCGGCGATGTAGACGTTTCCAGCAACCTTTGCTCTGTGCATTGCACCTGCTACGTCACTGATCAGTGGAATGGTGATTTGCAGTGTACCATCTTGACCAAAATTATTTGTAGCAATTGTCTTAGTTTTTAGACCCATAATACAGAAGGTCTTGTTAAGTGCTGCTCCATTTAGAACATAAGCAGTTAGACCTGCAACGTTTTGAATATTTTGGTACAGTGAGGATCTTCCATCCAAACCTGGATAGCGATTTACATCGCTGTAAGTTCCAGTTGTACTGTTCTGTGCTAAACTAAAATCGGAACCGGAGAGGCCTGAGTGAATGATTACAAAATTTTCACGTCCAGCATTTCCGGTATCCAACAAAGCGTTGAATATATTGTTACGCTTAACAACATTTGCATAGCTGTTGTTTAAGAAATCTGCGCTTGATCCATGGCAGAAGTTATATGTATTTCCGCTTGCATATGAGTATGGAAGAGCTCCATAAACAGCTCTATTATTTCCAGTAGTAATTCCTTGAGCATCAAGATATGAAGCCATGTCCAATGTCATGATGACATCTGCACCTTGTGTGAGCGGAGCAAGCATTCTTGAACCCAAAGCAGAATAATCACCACCAACGCATGCTATACCGCCATAAGAAAGATAGTTTAAAACTGTATAAAATTCAATTCCAGTTCGACTTAGAGTATATTGACTGTTTGTATTGTCATAGACAACAAATGCTCCAGTTATGCCGCCGCCTTTAAAATCAACCTGACCTGTGAGGTCATCTTCTGGCAAAACACCGCCAGTATCTCCAGTATAGGACCTCGGTAAAAATACATCTCTTAAAAATAAAAATTTGTTTCTATTTGAACTAAGTACCACTGCTTGACTTATATCTTGCGCATATGCTGCGTCGGTTCTTCCGAAACCCTGTGCGTCGGGACTGGCTGGCAAATAGTTTCTAATAATAGCATTTATGTTATTGTGTATGGCATTCAAATAACCAATAAATGCCTGTGGATTTTTAAAAATAAATCCTTGTGTCTGTTGAGAATAAACATAATCGTTATTGGAAAAAACAGCAGTGGTATAAACTGGCATCAAAACTTCTGGTAAAGTTGACTCCTGTGCCATTTTTAAAAGACCATAAAGACCACATGCAGTCAATCCTGGGAATTGATTTGCGAAAGTTGGTACTCCACTTTGCCAGTATCCAGCAGATAAAGCAGCCACTAGTGCCTTTGTAACATCACTTGGTGGTGTTTCTGACTCAAAATTAAGAGCCTGAGTGTCAATAAAATCCGTAAAGGGGCTGTTTGGTACTGTAGATAGTGATCCTGGTCCTGTTGGTAATCCCATAGTATTCCTCGCTAGTATTTATAAGATTTTTTATGAGGGATACCAAACAACCTGTCCGTCAGACCACCCATCTGGTGTTACATCATCAGATGCTTTTTCAGTATTTCCCGCCATAAAAAGAACGTTGTCGTCCTCAGCTGCCTGTCCCTCGTTTTTAGAATATTTATTTTTTGCTGTTTCTATTAAATCTGCAAAATATTCTTGCCTAGTCAGCCAAGAAAAAAACACCAAACACATGACCAAATCGTCGGTCTGTTTATCTTCTGCCCTAAACGTATTTCCTTTTGAAACAAATGACATGAGTTCCCGAATAATACGTTCATCGTTTAAATAAATTTTGTCTTCTTCTACTAAACGTTTCAGGACGGCACATCCAATTTTTTTAGTCTGCATGGTAGTGCGAATACCCATTTCAGATCTGCCGGAAGCAAAACCTTGTGACAAAACTTGCCCCTTTACACCTTTAGTCTGGGTCATTAGTATATTTTCATAACCCAAATCATTGTACAGGATGCTGGCAACTTGACCACCAATGTCATTGGTTTCAATCATTGCATAAGCATTGTTGTACAATTCTCCTGCATTTTTAATTACAGTAGGATAAACAAACGGGCTTATGGTATTATTTTGGTAAGCAGCAACTATTTTATATGGAGACTGGCTACCTTCTACCACAATAAACGCAGAATGGTCTGCACCCTGACCCCTAGAAACGTCAGCCAACAGGAAATATATTCCATCTGGATGCGGCTCTTCAAAAATTTTAAGACCATCTTCCTGCGACCGAATCGGGTCGTTTGGAGCCAAAATGTTCAATTTTGAAGAAGAAATTAGAGTATTAGATGATCCTATAAACGTACACTCAAATTCTTGGTTAAACTGTTCCGCGCTAGTGTTGGCGATAGTTTCTTTCTTAAACTCTTCGCCTCTTAGAGGACCACCTGGATACTGTGGAACTTCTCGCCAGCTCACCTCAACTGGAACAAATTTATTTTTTAATGGATGTCCAACTTCACGATTGGCGTTAACCCAAATGTTATAATAGTGGTTTAATCCATGAGGAGTAGAAACTATGATAATCTTGGACGATGTACCAGATGAAATAGTTGGATAGGTCGATGCGTAAAACTCTTCTGCAATATTTTGAGGCAAGAATGCAAACTCGTCCAGCAAAAGAAAGTTAAATGAACCACCACGGATGGCAGAAGATGACGTTGCTGCACACACAACAGACGATCCATTTTCCAACTTCAACGAGGTTTTATTCCACTCCATTACGCCTTGTTGCAAATAATGTGGTAAATTTTCATAGGCAACTTGCAGACGATTGAACAGTTCTGTTGCCGTCTTTTGTTTATTTGCAAGGATGCCAACCTTAACGTCTGGCTGAAATGTTATGTAATGTGCAATGTATCCAATTACACAGCTAGACTTTCCACTCTGACGAGGAAACTTAGAAATGACAAATCTATTTTCGTGAATGGCCTGAATAAAATTTTGTTGATAATCGTACGGTTTAAAGGGAGCCAAGCCCTCATTAAGTGTGACAATTTTTACATGATTTTCTACAAAGTGCAAAGGATCTTTTGCACATTTAACATAATCAGCAAATTGTTCTTGCGTATAGGCAAGATTTACACCCGGTGCTTTAAGATTGGTATTTGTTCGGTAGCCGGTTTTCTCTGCCATTTACAACTTCACCTTCTATAATTTTGCTTTCTTTTTTCAAGAGAGCTTGTAAATCTTTAGTTGTTCCCACAAAGATAGAATTATTTGTTTGATTATTTACGCTAACTTTGGTGGTTTGTGCATGCTTTGCAGAAATATCCATTAAGTTGACATTGATATCTGCAAGTGTTTTCAGAGTAGTTGCCAATACTTCGTATGCTCTGGGGCTATCAGACTCGCTGGCTACCTTTAAGATACCTTCTAAGCCCAGTGAGCCAGTTGCAATTAGACGCTTCAAGTTTTCTCTTGCAACGTCATAGTCTTCTTTAGCTGCGCTGTTGCCGACAGCTTCTATGTTTTGACTTTTTTCTGTATTGTTTTCAATATTAAAAAAAGTAGCGAGGTTTTTATTTACATCCATTTTATAAAGCTTCTACATCTATATCAAAATCTTCAATAAGGTTCACCGACTCTTCAGTTCCAGCAGGACCAAACATGTAACCTTTGGCAATAAACCCAATGCTGGACATGTTTATTCTTCTATCACCGAAGTCACCATCGTAGCGTTCATTTATATTTATGCCGTTCAACATAACTAGTGGAATAGACGTTTCATCTCTATTGGCTCCAAAGTTCATCTTAATGATAAATTCTGGATTAAAGTATGGAATAATTTGCTCAGCAATCTGCAATGTATCAGTTATATGTCTTGTATAGATAAAAAGATTAAAACTGTAGTTAATTGGTGTCTCTACAATCATCTTCTTGCCTGTGAAACCAGAGACATCATAAATGTCAGTATTGACTTTATTTCTTCTCCGTGATGGGTCCACTGCCATTTGACTCATTGCGAAGCTCAATTGCGGCAGTCTAATACCGACTTTTGTGTCGGTACTGATCGATGACTCTTCTAACAATCTTCTTACAAACTTTTCTTTTGGAGCATACGTCAAAGGAACGCGAATCTTCTTACCAACACCGTCATCTGGGTGGTTTACATAAATGTTGTTAAACAACGTTCCAAAACCAACT